ATTAAGTTCTCTGTACATGTATACTGTGGCAACAATACACATGAGCACGGCAACTATAGTAGCGGTATCGCGGTCGAATGTAAACATTATATATATAAAATAACGAGCTAAGTTTTTAAGTTCTTATAATCGCACCCATGTGCGTTCTTTTTTCGGTTGGACACGGGTACCCCATTTGCGCAAATTGGATTTCCTGGTAATGTCCCTCTTTACACTCCGCGTTTTGTAATGGTTGTTCTGGTTTTTTACCAACCAAATGATCTAAAGTACCTGATTTCGGGTCGTATGTTATAACAAATATAAATGCTAAGAGAAAGACTAATTGCCAAAACATTTATAATAAGTGGCTAAATTAAATTGCTTAGTTGGAATACATCAAACCACCCATACCGTTTTCGATACGGAGGATATTGTAGTTGACGGCGTATACATTTTGATCGAAGTTTTTGTTATCGGAAACGAGTCTTGCCGAATCGAGTCTACTAAAGTTGAGGGACCCAGTTGGTTGGAGCTTAGCTGTATTGAGACAAAATGGAATTCTTAAAAATTCCTTGTCCGTAACTGTGTAATCTACGTGGTAAAAAGCCATAGCACATGTAAAATGTGGTACTACATTTTTGAAATCAGTGACATCTACGCCGTTTATTTGAAGTTTGAGTTTTGTTAAATTTGCATCAGTTTCACTGCTCATATCAGTTGAAGATTTCGCGACCAAATATTTTATTGGGTGATTAAATGGTAATTCTTGTACTCTTGAAATAGCACCAACAACTTTTTGAGTTTGTGTGATAAGCATGTTTTGTGGTGTGGAAGACAAAGCGGTACGCTCGTCGGTGTCGAGGTGAATGAATTGGGCATAAACTTCCGCATCAGATGTGGCTGTACTACCCCATGTAATTCGTAACTCAACGTCGTGGTATTGGAGTGCGACCAATGGTAAAGCCGACTGAGCATTTTCACAGAACGAAAATCGGAGTGGGTAAAATCTGTCGTTTATGTCACTGTAATTGTGTTGTGTAAAAGTTTGGTTACCTACCTTTTTAAAGAGTTCCCTGGAAAATTCATCAGTTTGTTCGTCAATAACCTGACCACCTATTAAGAGTTCGACCTTTGAAATACGACCTGCCCACGATACGGCGTTTGGATTTCTGTTTGCGATGTAGACGTATCCGAGCATATCTCCCTTTCTTTCGAAACGGACTGTCGACATACCATTTGCGGTTGGGTTGCCCTGGATAACCTGTCTTTCAACAGTTTGGGCGAAATTCGTGTGACGTTTATAGTTAGATCTAAAAAAGGAAACTTCGGGCTGACCGACGAGGTGCGCATCTTGGGCACCTACGGCAACGAGTTGAGCAATACCTCCAGACATGTTTTATATTATAGTAAGGTTTTATTTTTTTTAAATTACGAAAACCCAATTGCATTCATGTAAATGTTTCCGTAAAGGTTCGATAGGGTCATGAGTGCGTGTTTGTCTTGGGTGACTGAAACATCGGATGTCATGGCATAAAAGTTGACGTTCGTCATGGCGGAGGAAATGTTTATGGCACCCCCACTCGCGAGTATAGGTATAACGATTTGTGCACCTGTTATGAGATTTGAAAATACGAGATTCGAAACATCGGTTGTCGAAACGACGAGCGGTGCTGTCCCATACGTTTTTTCTTTTGCGTCTACCGTTATCGTACCCGAAGTTACCGAAGCCGTTATATCCGTATTCGTTAATTTTATGTTTTGTGAAGTTGTGTTTCCTGAAACAGTTAGATTATTTGCCAAGGTGATTGTATTTGCTGTAACAACATTCGTCACTACACCCCCGAGGGTAAGTACATTCGCGGTTACATTTGCACCCTCGTATACACTTACAACGTCATCCAAAGCAAAAGGTGACGCCGCGACGTTTAACCCTCCAATTGTAATGTTATCCGCCGAAACGTTACCCGAAACCGTGAGTACATTAGACCCGAACGTGTTTATAGTAAGGTTCGAACCAATTAATACATTTGCACCTTCTTCAGATATGTTATTGAACGACGAACCACCTTGACCCCCTGAATCGTAAATCTCCCCTGTGGTAGTATTGTACGATAAAACATTCAGTGATGAGTCTGCATAACTTGGATCGAGTTGTATTGTATCTACTACAAAAAACCCGTTTTTGGAGCCTGATGTTAAAGATTGTAATGTAATCTTATCATCGAATGCGATGTTTGAAGTTATTTTTATACCAGTTGTCGTGTTTGTAAACAGGACGACGTTTGATGTCGCGTTACCTTCATCAACAACACTCTCTAACGTTGGTGTCGCCGTTTGTATACCCGAAAGTTGGGACCCGTCACCAAAAAAGTAACTTGCCTCGACGTTACCATATACATTCATTTTAAAATTTACCCCATCTTTTACAGTTATAGAAGATTCTCCTGCATGATTTGAAGTAAACCCAATTGCAAATTCAGATTCAGATTGGTCGTACCCTACGTATACATTACCTGTCACTGGACTAGTTATTGGGCGCGCAAGTAATAAACCAGAATCGACTGAAGCTACTGCGTTACCGAGTTGAATAATTGGATCTTGAACAATAAGATTTTGTGTGTTTACGGTTGTTGTTGTACCACCTACGAGTAAATTGCCTGTAATTTCTGTATCCCCTTCTACGCGTAATTCATAATCACCGAGACTGGGTGTGGGTGTACTTGTACCTACATAAATAGTGGAAGCACTTATAGTGTTTGAACCTAAAATATTACCATATATTCCGTTCGTAGCAACGACATTATCAGAGACAACATTACCATTCAAAGTAATCGCATTCACATTATCCCCCGAGACGTTACCATAAAGTGTAATCACATCTACATTATTACCAATAACATTACCCGTTAAAGTAATAACGTCTACATTATTACCAATAACATTACCATAAAGTGTAATTGTATTCACATTATCCCCCGAGACATTACCATAAAGTGTAATTGCATTCACGTTATCCCCCGAGACATTACCATTCAAAGTAATCACACTTACATTATCCCCCGAGACATTACCATTCAAAGTAATTACACTTACATTATCCCCCGAGACATTACCATTCAGAGTAATCGCACTTACATTATCCCCCGAGACATTACCATTCAGAGTAATCGCACTTACATTATCCCCCGATACGTTACCATAAAGTGTAATTGCATTCACATTATCCCCCGAGACATTACCATTCAGAGTAATCGCACTTACATTATCCCCCGAGACGTTACCATTCAGAGTAATCGCATTCACGTTATCCCCCGAGACGTTACCATTCAAAGTAATCACACTTACATTATCCCCCGATACGTTACCATAAAGTGTAATTGCATTCACATTATCCCCCGAGACATTACCATTCAAAGTAATCGCACTTACATTATCCCCGACGACGTTACTGTTTACAGTAATTGCCGTCAAATCACCGGACGTGAGTGTTAAGTTGTTTTGTACGATGACATTACCTAAAACGCGAAATGTAATAAGATTTGCGTCATCAAGAACGTGATTATCCGATACCGTGTTTTGTGTATACCCAAGTACCATTTCGTGTTCGTGTGGGTCACCTTCAGCTGGTTCGCCGTGGTGTATAAATGCAATGTTATGTCCCGGGTGTTCCATGATTATACCAACATCGAGTGAATGCGACACGTTGTTATTTGCAATACCCAAAACGCGATCGTTGATAACTAAAGAGTTCGACTCAACGGTGAACGTGTTACCTAGAACTAATAAATTACCAGTGATTTCGACATTTGATGATATTGTAGTTGTATCGCCGGAATATTCTATTACCGAATCGTGTAAAAACTTATCTGAACCTACGATTGGTACGAAACCTGAACTTAACCCCGAAACCTGTATATTACTTCCAACGTGAACGTTACCACTCGATATGAAACCGGTTGTTGTGTTTGTTGATGCGATAGTGTTTGTAGTAGAGTTACTCCACGACGTAACCATATCCAAAGTTTGGTTATTCGCATTTAGAATTCTAGGGTTTATTTTTTTGAGTTCATTACCTATGCTGTTCACGTAAACGTAAGAGGGTTGATCAGTGACAACTTGTGCATTTGGAATATCATTCGAACGACCAACACCCGTGACAAAAATAACACCGTGTGACGAATCTGCTTTAACGCATATACCGACGTTTTGTATTAAATCTGATGCTCCAAAAGGTTTAGAATTCATAATCGAGCCAGCGTTCGTATTACTCACATATACAATTTCACCTTCCGTAAACCCACCCGTGTTTACATTTTGTACTTTACCATATGCTACGGCTACACCTTCATTTTGATCGGAAATATCATCGTGTATTACACCTATACACGGCATTGTATTAGGTGAATTTGATTTCGCGAGCGCAACATTTGCTACGTTAGCGTTATGTCCATCTACTATATATACCGTGTTTCCTCTATACAATGTATCTCCAGTTTCATTTTTAATTTTTACAAAATTATGTACGTTATAATCGTTTAACCAATTACTACCATCGTATATGAGTATATTATCTTCAACCAAACCCGTCACGTTTACATTTGATAATTGGTTGAGTTTAATACCTACATTAGACGTAAGATCGGTCGTAAACGCCGTGTGTGCGTTTGTAAACTGAACCGTATTTGATGTCGTATTACCTGCATCCGTAACTTGTTGAAGAGTGACGTTCGAGAGAATACCACCGTCACCTTTAAAGAACCCGGACAATGTTTGTATATTGTTTGTTACGTATACATTATCCCCAAATACGTTACCGTTCAAAGTAATCACATCTACATTATTACCAATAACATTACCCGTTAAAGTAATAACGTCTACATTATTACCGATAACATTACCCGTTAAAGTAATTACGTCTACATTATTACCGATAACATTACCCGTTAAAGTAATTACGTCTACATTATTACCAATAACGTTACCCGTTAAAGTGACAACATCTACGTTATTACCGATGACGTTACCGTTTAGTGTAATGGCTGTTAATTCACCCGATGTAAGTGTTATGTTGTTTTGTGCTATTACATTACCGTAGACGTGTAAATCTATGACGTTCGCCAAATCGGGTGTAATTTCGGTATCTAAAGAACTGTTTAGTGTGTAGCCAATCATCATTTCTTTTTCGTCGCCTCTAAAAGTTACCGTTGGACTTGCATTACTGTTGGGTTGTTTCATAATAATACCAATATCTGTAGCCGTTAATTCGTTATTGTTTGCGAGACTTATAACGGCATCTCCGAAAGTTGTATTTATTGTATCAATTGTTGTTGTCGTACCTTCGACGAGGAGGTTACCTTTTACATGTGCATCTTTTTGTACGGTAATATAGTCTGTTTTTGTATAATTCGATACGTTTACGTTCCCAGTAACTTCAACGACATCTGTTCCTAGTGTATCTATAATAACATTCGAACCAACCAAAGCTTTTCTCGAAGTAAACGTGTTCCCCGTAACTTCGATAACATTTGATCCTAAAGTATCTATAGTAACATTCGAACCAACGAGGACTTTTCTCGAGGTAAACGTGTTCCCCGTAACTTCGACGACGTTAGATCCTAGTGTATCCATAACAAGGTTCGACCCAATTAAAGCTTTTCTCGAAGTAAACGTATTTCCCGTAACTTCAATGACGTTTGACCCTAACGTATCTATAGTAACATTCGACCCAACCAAGGCTTTTCTCGAGGTAAATGTATTCCCCGTAACTTCGACGACATTAGACCCTAGTGTATCCATAACAAGATTCGACCCAACTAAAGCTTTTCTCGAGGTAAACGTGTTCCCCGTAACTTCAACGACGTTGGATCCTAACGTATCTATAGTAACATTTGACCCAACTAAAGCTTTTCTCGAGGTAAACGTGTTCCCCGTAACTTCAACGACGTTGGATCCTAACGTATCTATAGTAACATTTGACCCAATTAATGCTTTTCTCGATGTAAATGTATTACCGGTCACAACTAATATATTTGAACCTTTATCGTCTACGAATAAGTTCGAACCAACATCTAACGTGTGTATACCATGTGTATTCTGTATACCAACATTACCGTTCGTGATCAAAGCTGGACCATTTGCATAGTTAAACTGAACTGTTCTAGAAGCGGTTGTATTACCTTGTAAAACGATATTGTTTAAATTCAAGTTTGAAAGAAAATAACTATCACCATGGTAAAATGCCGCACTTACGTTACCCGCGGTACTAAACGCGTTTATGGATGCAGTTGGGTGTTGTAAAAACGTATTCGAACCTAAACTTAACCCCGTTATAGTTGGATTATTGTTAGATAAACCAATATGGTCTACAGTTATTGAATCTGTATTTATTCTACCCGAAACTTGAATGTTATTATCTGCATTAGAATCTATTAAAATAGAAGGACCCACGCGTACTTCACCTCCTTCAGTTACGTGAAATTGTGAACCTACATCGAGTGCGTGTGTAGGACTTGTATTCTGTATACCGACATTACCAGTTGTTACAAACGAAGTCGTATCATTTATAAAACGAACCGTATTTGATGTAACGTTATCATTATTCGTTACAAATTCTAAGTTCATGGAAAAAATGTCATCTGAAGTTACATTTGAATCTAAAACTTCTTTTGTAGTTCGGTTATACGTTAAAATTTTAACATCGGTATTTCTTATATCTTCCGAACGTAAAGGTGTCATGTAAATACTCCCTGGACCTGATGTATCTATAGCTGCATTTGAAGCGTTGAATACGATCGTGTTTTCGCCCTGGTCGTCCGTAGCGTATTTACCAAACCGGATTTTGGTAGACCGCTCGATGGTCGGTATGTTTTTAACCATTTAATATAGGTACGTATTTTAATTTGCGTAGATGAGACCAGCCATACCATTTTCGATACGAAGTATGTTATAGTTTACTGCGTATATTGGGTCTGAAATGACCATGGACTGACTCACGACCTTCGCTGAATCTAAACGACTAAAATTGAGTGTTCCTGTCGGTTGGAGTGAACTCGTTGATAAACAAAAACAGTATAAGAAAAAATCAGGTGAAGTGACAAAGTTTGTGTGGTAATAGTTCATAACGTCTATGAAATGTGGTTTTGCCCATTTGAAATTACCAATATCTAAACCGTTTATTTCAATTTTAATTTTATTGGTTGTAGACGTTAAAGCACCTTCAGTTGTTGTATCCGAAGATGCGAGGTACTTAACGGGGTGGTTAAACGTGAGTTCTTGAACAAGTTCATTTGATGGAATACTTTTTTGAACTTGTGTTATGATTAGATTATGATTACGAGAAACGAGGTTACCACGCTCTTCGTTATCTAAATAATAATAATTCGAGTAACACTCAAAGTTATAATTACCGGCACCTGGGCCCCAGTGTATACGTAGTTCGACGTTATGGTACTGTAAAGCGACTATGGGTAAAGCACATTGTGGACCTTCACAGAAGAAGAATCTAAATGGGTAAAAATACGAACGCGCGCTTATACCCGGGTGTGTACCATTCGCACTTTTTGAGACGTTCGTTGCAAATGTATCAATAGCTATTTTTTCGGTAAAGATGGCATCTTGTGTATCTATGACCTGACCACCAATAAGAAGTTCAACTTTATCGATAAGTGTATCCCATCTTTGAATATCAAGTGCTTGTGTATTATTATCTATAGTGAGGTACGTGTACCCTAATAAATCACCCGTTCGATCAAATCGAATGGATGACATGGAATTGCCTTTCACAGACCCTTGTATGGTCTGTTTCTCTACGGACTGTGAAAAGTTAGAATGCCGTTTAAACGTTGACGTAAAAAACGAAATTTCTGGTTCACCCATGATGTGTTCGTCTTGAGCACCAATTGCAATGAGTTGAACAATACCAGAAGACATTTATAATAAGAAGAGGTTAAAAATATGCCTTATTTACCACTCCCCTGGAATGGTAAATTTTTTTGTTTACACACGAATCTAAAAATAAAAAAGTTATCGTCGGTTCCCGATATAGTAACACCATCTTGATTTAACAATTTAAACGTTAATCTATCTATTTTTCGTATAGGCGTCGAATATTGTTGTACGACTGGGTAATTATCTTTAAAAATAATTTGTGATACTGCACCACCACCACTTATCAAACTCCCAAACGAATTATTTACTTTTGATAAACTCGCTTGTCCTTCGTATCCATATATGTTCGATGTTCTCTGGGTGTAATTTGTATCGAGTTCGTTTACTGAAATGTAACATACATTAGAGCCAGTAGTTGTAATTTGTGCAGCATTAAGTCTTACCTGAACGACATTTTCGAGTGTTTGTTGAAGGTGAACGGTGAACGTATTTTTACTCGCCTGACCTATGGTATCAACCGTAATCGTATGATATTCATGTTCAAAATCAGGTAAAGTAGATTGACTAGTCACTAAAGCCATTTATATATACTGGAGATTTTACTTCATCTTATAACCCGCTTGTTCTCTGACGAGTTTTTGACCGTCGCACACCCCACCTTTACTATCCGAGTAATATGCGGTACCCAAACACTCTTCAGTCGATGGAATGTCAAAGAGGGAACCCGTATTAATCGTTTCGATTTCGACCTCTTTACCCTGGTACCCACTGGTACGTAACATGGCGAGTACACATAATAAAGCGATGACAATGACAATGGCTTTGATCGTATTTCTATTTGTAGCGTTAAGTTTCATTTATATTGAAACAACATTTTTTATAAAGTGCGTTAAAGAGAATAGAATAGTTTCAACATAAAGAGTAATGGACGGAGAGATTATTCTTGATCGTAGAGACACTAATGTTATGAAACTTGATGATAACGAACAGGCTTTGATGAACGAAATCGAAATCGAAGTTCCGAGACCCCAGCCTGTAAAAAAACAAGTTTCACAAATGAAAACCCAATTTACAGCACCACAACCTCAAATGTTTCAGGAAGATATTGATTCGTTTGTTAACCCGAGTAAACAGACACAACCATCTGCACCCCCACGCGAAGAACCTATAGATTATGGCGAATACGAAGACGACGAACCCGAAATGGAGTATGGTGGCGGAGGGGGGTACGCGATGGAAGAGGAAGAAAAACCATCACCTGGGTTTAAAACAATTGATGAAGAAAAGGCGGATCTTGTAAACAAACTTGGTCGCTTGGAAAAAAAGGGGTTTACTGTGAACAAACGTTTAAATGCCTATTCCCCTATAGACGAACTTAGAAGTGAAGTAAAACGAATAACGTATAGTATAGATGTAGATAAATCTATTAAATTTTCGAGACGTATGCTTATTGCGTGTACAACTGGTCTTGAGTTTATGAACAAAAAGTATAATCCATTTGAAATTCAACTCGACGGTTGGTCCGAAAACGTTATGGAAAACGTGGACGATTACGATGAAGTGTTTGAGGAGTTATATGTAAAATATAGATCTAAAATGCACGTTGCCCCAGAAATTAAACTCATTATGATGCTTGGTGGTTCAGCAATGATGTTCCATTTGACCAATAGTATGTTTAAATCGGTCATGCCAAACATGAACGATGTGATTAAACAAAATCCGGGACTTGTTCAGAACATGATGACCGCGGTTCAGAACACGGTTCCAAAATCTCAGCAACAGGGTACACCCGAAAA